CCCTTTTTGCTCTTTTTAATGGACAGATAGTCTCTAGGTGGCTCGATTCCATTTGTTGCGTTTGACACAACGGAACTGCTCTCCGATGGCATTTGAGCAGACAATGTTGAGTGCCGTAAGCCATGTTCGGAGATAGATGCTCTAAGACCTTCCCAATCATAATTGTACTCTGGTGCAACTAGTTCGTCAACATCTTTCTTGTAAGTATCGATTGGCAAAATACCATCAGCATACTTGGTGCGACCAAAGTCAGCACACCATCCTTTCTCTTTAGCAAGTTCGTTAGAAGATCTCAAGAGATAATACTGAAAGGCCTCGGTGAGTCGATGTACTTCGACAAGAGCATCAGGATCACTATATTTGTACCCAGCCTTAGCAAGATAATGTGCAAGACCGATGAACCCCACGCCAAGGGATCTCCGCGCCTTTGTGGCGCGTTCTGCCGCCTTGATAGGATATTCCTGATAGTCAATCAGTTCTTCCAGACCACGGACTGCCAAATCACATAGTTCTTCCAGATCACTTAGATCACGAATCTTACCCACGTTGATAGCAGAAAGAATACACAGAGCAATCTCTGCACCCTCATCATCAATGTGTTGAAGAGGATATGTTGGAAGAGTGATCTCCTGACAAAGGTTAGACATTTCAACCTTGTCTTTGAAGGAGGAATGAGTATTGCAATGGTCAATGTTCATAATGTAAACACGACCAGTCTCTGCACGTTCCTTTAGAAGATCCAGAATCAGTTCTTGAGCCCCTACAGTTTTCTTTGGAATAGATTCATCGGATTCATACTTCTGATACAGGTCATCAAACCTATCAGTACCAAAAGCGTCATAGAGACCAGGTACATCGTGAGGACTGAAGAGGGAGATGATTCCGTTTGAGATGAATCGTTCATAGAAAATCTTTGAGATCTGAATACTGTAGTCTAGTTTTCTGACACGGTTATCTTCTGTACCTTTGTTGTTCTTCAGAACGATGATGTCTTCGATTTCTTGATGCCAGATAGGAAAGTGGACAGTCGCTGACCCACC